TGGAATCTCAGCGGCGCGGCGCATGGCTTCCTTCACATGGTCATCAATGACGGACTCGATGAAGTAGGATGCACGGTCAGCCTCGTCGCCACTGTGCGGTTCGCGGTCAATTTCCATTGTTCAAATCCTTCAGCAGTTGTTTGTGTTCCGCCTCGATCCGCAGATAGTCCTCTTTGCGCCAGCGCGGTAAATCGTGTGGCCCTTCAAGCCAGTCAAGCCTTTCCTGTCCGATCTTATGCAGCAGGTTCTTCCGGTATTCGATCTGGTTTCCGCTCTTGTTCGTATTGCAAGGCTCGCATTGCAACCAAATATTGTCATGGTGATAACGAAGTGCTGGACTTGCCCCACGGCTGATGTAGTGGCCCGCATTCCACTTCCCGGCATGGTGACGACCGCACGAAATACACGGCTGGCCGGCATCCCTTGCCCTGATGTACGCATTCACCGCCCGCTGTGCCTTGTCGGCGTACCAACTCAACGGCTTGAGCTTTTCCAGCTTCATGCGGATGATCTTCCGGCTGGCGACTTCGGCGACGCGCTCGGCCTGCTCACGGCGCTTCTTTGAGCGTTCGGCCATGATGATCCCGAGCTTTACCTCGCACTCGAAGCCGCATACGTTTTGTAGTGCTTTGCGGGGCTGGAACATTTCCTTGCAGATGCGGCAGCAGCGCGGTTTCTTTGGGAGGCTCATTCCTGCTCGCTCCACTTCACGCCGCGCTCAGTTCCGAAGGCATATAGCAACTCGATCAGCGCCGCGAATTGCGATTTCGTCAGCTTGCTTGTCCGCTGCCCGAGAATGACGAAGCCGTTTCCTTCGAGATTCGGAACGACACGCGATTGAACGAGGCCAGCACTGAGCAAGTCCTTCCACTCTTCGGCGTTTAACTTGATTCCGTGCCAATCGGCCTGATTCTCAAGGTCGGCCAGCATCGCCCACATCTTCGCGTTTTGCTCAAGATTGCGCGTTGCTTCCTTGATCGTCACGATATGGCCTTCAGGAGCAGTCAGAACATGGCGGCATATCGCCTTCCTGGCGACTTCTCCGGTGATTACTAGCGGCCTCATGCTTTGCTTCCCGTGTCTATAAATTCACCGCAAACGTGGTCACGCTTCGTCATGATGTGGCCAGCGCCAGGTATCAGGCTTGACCAATTTATTCCGAGCATTGAGTACCGATCAGCGCCAGATACCGGCACAGTTCGGGTGCATTCTCCGACCAATGTGTTGTGCCAACGCCACCAGTCACATCCTGCACAACACGGGCCATGATGTTTGTAAAAGGCGTCGACAATCGACTGTTTTTTCGCGGTAACACTCATCTCTGCCCCGCCATTGAGTCAGCAGCCTTGCGTACCTTCCACGCTTCCCGGCATGCAGCGCGCAGTTTGTCGGTTGCTTCATTTCCGCGCTTGGCTTCGACCATGACGAAATACTCGGCGGCCTTGTTTCCGTCCGGGTAGCACTTGCGGATAACAGATTGCACCTCGCAGCGGAACAACTCAGCGGCGATTGATTCAGCAGACTGGCCGGCTTCTTCCATGATGGCTTGGCGCTCTTCGGCTGATTCTTCGATTGTGGCGAATAGGTCGTTCATACTCGCGTCCATTGGTTAGTTCCTGAGTAACGCTTGATCATCTGGCCTTCTGCGGTGCAGATGCCTTTATCGACCATCTGAGAAATGCACGGCTGAAATCGTGAATCACGCTTGGCGGCGTCGAATATGAATCGAAGGTGCATTGCCGATCGCGGGTGTGTTGCCCAATGCTGGTCGATACCATCGCTGAATTTCGGCTTCAGCGCAGCAGCGACATTGGCTGCGGCGGACTTGGCGCGTTCGTGGTCTTCGGCTGTCAGCTTGTGCTCAAGTGCCGGCGCATCTTTGCGCGGTGCGCGGCGGCAAATATCGCGGAACTCGATTGCGTTTGGGCAGAAGTCAGACGGAAGGTTTTTGAGCGCATAAGCGATTGCCTCGCCATTGTCTGCAAACCCGCCAAGCTCGTCTGACCAGACCTCTTTTGCGTTCAGCATCCCGACATCCTTACCGGAATCCATGCGGCTAAATTTCGCCGTGAATTGCTGGCCGTAAATCCCCTGAAGACGAGCAAAGATGCGTTCGATCCATTGCGCTGGCAGGCTCATTTTATGACCTCGCCGGAGATGACGCGCTCAATTGGCGTCAGCATGTTTCCGAAGATCGCCCGCGTCGTGGCCTCACTGTCTAGCTGGCGCTGCGTCTTTCCGTTTATCGGTTTGTCAGCAATCCATTCGGCTTTGAATCCGCGCCATCCCCGCTGGCAGCACATCGCCAGTGCGTCAGAAAGGCTTATTCCTGCTCTTTCCGATTCCTTGGCTATGCCGTCAATGGCGGTTAGCGATGGCGCAGCCTTTACCGTTCTGCGGTGCTTGATCCAATCGCCAGCAACCGATTCATCCACGCCGATGCTGACCAGATGCGCTTGCGCGTCGAAGCGCGGAGCGCGTTGTTTTTGTTCTTTCTGTTCTGTATCTGTATCTGTTCTGTTATGTATCTGTGGAGTTACTGTAACGTTACATTCTTCTTTCTTCTTTGCGCGATGCTTGGAAACCCTTGCGGCGCTTGAGTCTGAGGAAAATTGGCGCTTATCCCATGCAGTCGGATTATTGCCTTCGTCAATTAGGTTTTTTTCGATAAAAACGGCCTTTGTTTCGCGCCAATCTTCGTTACTGATACGTAACTGAAACGTTACGTCGTCATCGTGTAACGTTACTCCTCCGTTACTGCAACGAATACACAGCAACATGATGAAGCGTCGCTGAAACGCCTCGCTCATGCGCTGTATTTTTGGATCGTTTGCGAACTCGGAATAGAGCCGCAACCATTGGTTTGCCATTTACGCGGCCTCGCATTCAAACAAGGCGCCCTGGTTAGCCTTTGCCGATCCGATGTTCTTCACGGCCTGCTCAAAGTAGGCAGTTTTCAACTCGCTTCCGGCAAACTTTCTGCCCATGCGGATGGCCTGATAGCCCGTTGAACCAACACCGGAGAACGGGTCGAAAATCACATCGCCAGGATTGCTCCAAAGCTGTATGGCTCGCTCAATCAGATCAAGCGCCATTGGGCATACGTGGCGCTCGTCTTCGTTCTCGCGTGCCGCTTTGGCGTTCAGTGTGTTGCTGAAGTTAATATCCATCCATACCGGGCTGGCATAGCGCCTCCAACGCTCATGGGATAGCGTTCCGTGTGTCGGCGGGTTTTCGCCTGCAAACTCGGTAAGCCCGTCAATGTGTGCGACTGGCTCAAGGTTCTCGCCATCCTTACGGAATGCGAGCAGATATTGCGGAATACCGGCACGGCTGCGCGTCGAGTCTTTGCAAAGCTGCTTGTGCATCAATCCGAGCGCCTTGGTGCGTGTTGCCTCGATAAGCGGGTCTTTCCAAGCACAATGCTCGGAGTGAAATATGAATCCTTGCCGCTGGAATGCGCGAATCACATCGCCACGGAAATCCTTCAATCCGATATAGCCGTCGCGCTCCTTCATAGCCGGAATGTTCATGACGTCTACGCAGACGATACGGCCAGGCTTTGTTACGCGATGCAGGCCGGCAACGACGTAATCGAAATGCTCGTAGAACTGCTTGTCGTTTGCGCTGTTGCCTAGATCGCGGTCACTGTTAGAGTAGGTATAAAGGCTGGCGTATGGCGGCGAGAAAATAGACAGGTGGATCGAGTTTTCAGGAAGCGCATTCAATACTTCGCAGCAATCGCCGTTGAATAGCGTCCAGTTGTCGCCTTGTGCTTGGTTTAGTACGGTTTTCATTTATGCAGCCTCCAGCCATGATGGGATTTGAACGGTATGCTTCGGTACGTATTCGCTCTTGTTCCGAACCGTCTGCCCATGTAATGCGGCAGCGTTCAAGTCCTTCATGTGTTCGATCATGTTGTTGTAGGTTTCTTCGGCTTCGCGCTCTTTGCGCTTGATGTTTGAAACCACGGCGCCCTCTGTTTCAGCGGTGATTACATGAACATTTACCGGGCGCGTCTGACCGAATCGCCAGCAGCGGCGGATTGACTGATAAAGCTGCTCGTATGAGTCTGAAAGACCTACATAAGCCATATCGGAGCAGTGCTGGAAATTTAATCCAAGCCCCATGATGCGAGGCTTTGAAACCAGAACCCGGATAGAACCATCCAAGAATCCGGCGATTGCCTTTTCCTTGTGTTCGTCGGTATCAGATCCTCGCACCTCAACTGCATCAGGAATAGCAGCAGCCAGCGCGTCGCTTTCGTCGTTCAGGTTGCACCAGACGAGGAACGGTTCGTCGCTTGCATTGACAATATCGGCGCAGGCTTTGACGCGATCAGCAATTGAATCGCGGCGGGCTTGCTGGCGTTCCTGTAGCGTCTGAGCCTCAACCGCAAACAAGAATCCAGAAGTCGGAGAATTAACGGAAACGCACTGCTCATGCATGCGCAGCGGCGGCAGAATGAAACCGTCATCGCTATAACCAAGGTCGGACGGCTTGCGAATCATGACTGCCCATGAAGCCATCCACGACCAGAACGCAGCTTGCGCATGGCCCTTTACGCGCCATTTGCTCGTGTCTCCGCCGTCATGGGTAAAGTACATGGCGAGCATTTCGCCACGGGTCATTACGCCAAGGAATTCGGCCTGGGTGCCAAGTTCCATAACGTCATTCGGAGCAGGAGTGGCAGAAGAACACAGACGAAATGGCGTATTCTTGAACGCTTCAATCATCCATGTGCTGTAGGCGCCAGATGAATTTTTCAGAATGCTTGATTCATCAAGAGCGACCGCGCCGAACTGTTCGACATGGAAGTTTTCAAGCCGTTCGTAATTGGTCACAGTGATGCGTTTGGTGACGTGCGATTGATCCTTGGCGTAGGCCAGGTCAATGCCGAACTTTTCGGCCTCACGAACGAACTGATGCGCGACAGCCAACGGCGCAACGATCAACGCTTCATGCGGCTGGTGTTTCGCCCACTCCATCTGCATCGGGCCTTTGCCTAGTCCGCAATCAGCGAAGATCGCAGCACGCCCGCGGCGTAACGCCCACCGCACCATATCGGCTTGGTGTTCGTGCAGCATCGGATTCAGCTTCGGGATATGTGTTATCCCGGTTGCCGGATCGGTCTGTTCCTTGCGCTTGATAAAATCAAGATAATTGTTCATACTTACTCCGCTATATGGACGGCAGCCGAGGTGTTAGCGCACCGATGACGCTGCCGTTTTTGCGTCTGCACTTTTGGCAGCAGACTTCTCCGTGTGACAATCAATGCACCGAAAACCAGCCTTATGCCAGCGAGACTTGCGGCTTTTCGTCGGCTTGATCTGCTGGCACTCCGCGCATTTCATCCCCTTAGAATTTTCTGCAAGACGTAATAGTTCATCCCGAAACGCCAATGGCGTTGCGTTCGCCTCGCGCTTACCTAGCGTCGGCTTGTTCGCAGCCTTGCCTCTGTGATCTTGAAAACCGATCTGGTGCGTACCTATTGGCCTATCCCATCGCAGCGCGAATGGAGGATTTGTTCCGTAGTAGTAAAGCCACGTCGCTTTGTTTGCGCGATGCCCGTATGCGCTTTGCCAAACCTCGCACACGAAACCGCCATCAATAGTCATTTGCCATCCAATACCGGATGGCGTCGCCAGTCCGTGCGCCGCCCATGCCTTTGTTTTTGCCGGGTGTTCAAGTACGCCGCCGAATCGCCTTACGCTATCCAACGCAGCAGCAAAGCACCCACCATCATTTCCGGGCTTGTTGTGTTCACCACCCCATCTTGCGTAATTCACAGCAGCCAAGGCGCCCCACAATTGGCACGGAGGATGCGCAACAACAGGCATCGATCCTTTGTATTTCCTGGCGTCGCGTTGCTCAGGCCAAGAATCAACGCAAGGCAATCCCGAGTAGCACCCATCCGGCTGAACGAACAGCGCAGCTAATCGCATCATTCGCCCTTGTCCTCAGACGAGTACCGTAAGTTTTGTTTTGCTGACATTATTTGTTCTGCCAAGATGGAGAATGCTGCTGCTGCCACAATTGGAACTTGCCCGTTTCCGCAGGCATTAAGCCTGTCCATGATATTGGCCATCCCATCACCCATTCCCAAAACTCTGGATTTCTTTGCTGCCTCTTCTTTCCAAGGCCCTGATTTGCCCACCAGTCGCGCAAGTTGTATTCCTTGCCGTTTTTTGAGCGGCAAATCCCACCCCCGTCCCCGTCCGACCTTATCGGCGTCGGCAAGAATCCAAATCCGTTCTCTTTTGTGTTGGCCACCGATATGGTCTGCTCCCAGCACTCCCCATCGAGCATCAAACCCCATTTCGGCCAGGTCTCCGAGAACTCTTCCAAGCCCCCTAGAAGTAAGCATTGGCGAGTTTTCCACGAAGACGAATCGCGGTCGTACCTCGTCAACGATCCTTGCCATGTGCTTCCACATTCCAGACTTTTCCCCGTCAATGCCGGCGCCCTTTCCTGCCGCACTGATGTCCTGGCACGGAAATCCGCCAGAAACAACGTCAACAATTCCGTTCCATGGTCGTCCATCAAAGGTTTGCACGTCATCCCATATTGGGAAAGTTTCCAAAACCTTGTCGTTTTGTCTTGCGGCAAGAACACCTGCTGCATATGGTTCCCACTCGACGGCGCAGACAGTTCGCCATCCAAGCAGCTTGCCGCCGAGTATTCCTCCACCAGCGCCCGCGAAAAGAGCCAGCTCATTCATTCTTCATCCATCGGAACATGACGGAACAGTCGCG